TCATCAATTGATAGCACTATATTAGATTCATTATATGTTTTATCTTTGGATAACTGAAATGGCTGAATATCATTAAGTATCATATTTATAGGTGTAAGTTTTTTTGTGCCTTTTGGATTTGAAAGCCTGCAAAATTGATTTTCATATTTTTCTAGTTTTCTGATTTTGATTAATCCTAATAATAAAATTATAATTAATATTACAATTAACATTACTTATAATAAACTAATATTTTATTCATACTCTTCTCTATCTTCCATATCATCTTCTAATAGATTATCTGATATTGGAATATTATTTATCTCATCTTCATAATTCATGTTTTCTTCTTCTTCAAAATTATCTGTGCCATCTTCATTTTGAATTATTGGCGATTGTTGTTCTTCTTCCATAGAAAGAAATTCTACTTCACTTTGGTCAACTACCATTTCTGTATCATCTACTATTTGATTACCTAGATTATATTTTCTATAGATATTATGTAAACTTTTTTCTTCATCATCTTTTTTATTAAATCTTTTAAGTCTTGCTTGATTTTCATCTGCTCTATGTTTATCCATAATTGTTTTTACAGATTTATCAGTAATATTATTAGCCATTGAAATATTTTTAATATACATGATAATATTATTTATAATTGGCATAAGAGGCCTACTTTGCTGAGGTTCAGATTCAAATATAAGTAAACTAATTAGATATACTATAATATTATTTGTTAATCCAACCATAACTTCAGGAGTATTTACAAAAAGTGAATCTATATTTCCTTGACTATTAGTTGTGTTGCCAAACATAGTTAATTTATCAATTAATGAATTGATCTTTTTAAATTGCTCAGTGGGCATATCATAAAGGTCTGTATCTAGTCCACTTGCTTTTATATCTTCTATAGACCTGAAGATACAATTATTTATATTACCTGAATTATCATGTATCTTTTTAATACTTTCTTTGTCATCATTTTGCAAGAATATAGGAATAATTTCTTCTTTAACATTTGTTCCATTAATTTTATAGTGGAATCGTGAAAGTATGTTAAGTAGATATCTAATTAATGAAATATGTGTATTAATTCTATTAGAAAATTTTGATATGTTATATCTATTTTCTCTAAATTGTTTTTCATATAATTTTATATCTGGATTGGTTATGTCTTCAATTTTTAATCTCGAGTCAATAGCATCTTTTAATTCGTCATAATAGTTATCAATATTAATCATATCACTCAAAATTGTTGAACTATCACCTCCAGCAATATTACTTATTTCGACTATTTTATTAGACAAATCTTCAGTACAAATATTAAAGTAGTCTTTAAGTTTATCAATTATTTCTGTTTTTTTTGTTCTGTATTCATAGGTATCTATATTTTTAAGTTGAATTTTATAAATATTTTGTTGAATTGATATAAGTGATTTAATTGTTTCATCAATTAGACTATCATCGAGACATGTTGACGAATATATAGTAAGCATCTCACGTAATCTGTCAGATACAATACTTTTATTATTAATTTCTGGCATAATTTCCAAGTAGGAAGAATTAGTGTTTCTTTGTATTTCATTAGTATTTATTTCAATATCAGTAATAATTTCATTAATTTCTTCTATATTTTTTCCTAATACTAATTGGTCAATAGCATCAGATATATCTGATTTAAATTCCATCGACAGAATATCAATTTCGGCAGAACCATTAAAATCTATGAGAAGTTTAATTTTCATATCCATATTACTATAGTTCTCACCATATTTACTTATTAATTCTTCTCTGAGTTTTTCTTTAAAAACTTCAGGTAATACTTCTTGTTCTTGTAATTTAGTGACAATATAGTAATCATTATCTGTAACTGTTTTAAAATATCTAATTTCTCCATAATTATCTCCCTTATTAAGATTATATATATAATTACTTTGCTTAATCTTATTAACTAAAGCCTTTTTTATTAATTCACTATCAGACTCATACAATTCAGGTTCGATATCCATAAAATGTTGCAAATCTCTAGGTGATAATGTTGTAACTAGAATATCGTAAATGATACTATTATTGTAATTATATTTAGTGAAATATTCAGTAATTTTATGAAGATCACTTTTTACATTTGTAATAGTTGAATCTTTGACTTCATAATCGCTAATATAACCACTTTTAATATTATCATAATTTGATGAAGTGCTATATACGGAGGGATTAAAATTATCAGGTAACTCTTCCTCGGTAATAATATTATTTATTTTGGTAATTAAATTATATCCTATTTTATTTTCTATATTACGTAACTCTTGATTGGTGCCTTGAATCTGTGAAGTTATTGAAAGTATTTCGCTCTTAATACTTTCTTGTTGTTCTTCTGTGCTAGTTTTAAATCTACGATTTAGTTCTTTTAATTTAATAATGGAAACTTTTTGATTTTCAATAATACTATCTATATTAGGAGATGTATAACTAAATACATTGTTAAATCCAAGATTAGGTAAAAATTCATTCCAATCATATGTAATCTCAGTATCTTTTTCAATGTACGTTTCAATCTGATATTTTTGCTTATCTTCTACTTTGTCTCTCATCATTCCCATTTCAGAAACTTCTTGATATTTTTCTTCTAAAAATAAGCTATATAGCTCTTTTTTTGTTTGGGAGGATGATTTTTTTTCCATGTATTGTAAAAATGCTAAAATTGCTTTCATATCATTGTTACTTTTCTTTGTTATATCTTCAAGCATATTATCTGTTAAATAGGCCAACATCCATAATTTATCTTTTCCATCTACTTTAATTTTCGAATCAAATATATCATTAATAATTATACCAGATGCGTTTCGACCCTTTTTTTCTCTTTTTTCAACTCCACTTCCTTTAATTGTATAATCAGGTATAGCAGTTCTAATAATTTCAGTTAAAGCTGCAATTGAATAAGCTAATGTATGAAGAGTTCTATATCCACGATGAAGTTTTAGTATAGTTCCTTGCTTTCTTTCTTTTATTTTATAAAACCTATTAACAAATCCCAATATCTTTTTGTCTTTTGTAATTTTAGAAACCTTATTAAAAAAAGAAATCGAATATTCAGACTCAGGCAGTTCTTCAAATGCAGCTGCGATTTTATTTTCATTAGCCTGTTTACTAGAATCTAGACCAACTCCTTTTACATTATTATAATAAAACGATTTTAGATTAGTTAATTCTGAAGAATGTCTATCGATTCGATTTGTTACCAAATCAAGGGTTTGTTTATAATCGGCCACTCTTAAATCAACGTTAATTTTTCTAAGTATTGTGTTAACTATTCTTCTTACATCATTTAGAGGTATATTAGCTATATCATCAATAATATCTTCCTCTTCTTCATCTTCAATAACGGCTTCTCTAACATTTATAACTTTATCGTCTCTTCCAAATCCTTCAAATTCTGAATATCTCTGGTATCCAATAACTTCACCACAAATTTTGCAATAATAAAATTCTCCATCAAGAATACCATATTTATCAATTACTTCTTGCATATTTCTTTCTTTTGTTTCATTATCTCTTAATGCAGAATCCATAAGTTTATCGTGATGAACACATACTATAGGAATATCAACATTAGGAATATTATACCACCAAAAATTATTACTTAGCATTTCACCATTAATTGTTTTAAATTGGACACCGAATTCAGAAATAAAATCTCTCAATTTAAGATTTCTTTGGTCAAAGTCTTCAATTCGTTGAATACTTTCAAATTTAGTTAATATTGACTTAGGAGGATAAGTTTTTTTAAGAGATTTACTGAGTTTTTCTTCTTTAACATAAGGTTTTAATTTTCTTCTATTTTGTGAAATTAACACTTGTAATCTTTTTTTAAGATTATCTTCATGCCCATTAATTTTATCTTTTATACTTTTTTTGTATTCAAGAGCATTAATAATATTAGATACTTTATTTAGTATAGACTTATGCAAAAAAGATAATTGATATAATTTATTTATTATTATATCGTTTTCTTTTGTATGAATACATTTAGTTTCATCACCTTCTTTATAGTCAAGACAATTTTTCATAATATCATCAAATTCAATAGTTAATAGTTTATTTTCATAATTAAAACATGTGTCTATACTGCCGTAAGACTTGTCCACTGGTATCCATGATGTTCCTCTTCTTACATATAATAATTTTCGTCTACCATCTTTTATGACACAATAATCTCCTGATTTTATTTTTCTCTTTTTTTCAAGAGAATCATCTCCAATTATGTTAAGAACAGTTGATATCTTGGCACGTATAATTTCCTCTGTTTCGTAGACATATGTTGAAAACATAGTTTTTTCAAATTCTTGTTCAAAATCGGATATTGTTATATCTTTTTTTATAGTATTAGCAAGCTTAAGGTCATTTATTGTAGTATCAAATTTAGGAGATGTAAATATAGTTCTATTATTATCTCTTACAAGATCTTCAATAGAATTATAAGTTTTCATTATACGAATATTTTTACAAGTCTTCATATATTGTTCCATAATTGATTTTTGTTGGTCATATGTTATTTTAATTAATCTTGCTTTATCTCTTAAATTAGATGCCGTATTATAATCAGGAATATGTTGATTTTTTTCAGAATTAGATAGATTATTCCATAATAAAGCATCAGGCTCCTTAATATTATTATAAGTTTTTTCTCCATAATCATTTAAAACTTTAGTGATGTTATTATTAATTTTTACTAAATTATTAAGATTAATGATTTCAATTACTTCTTGTGAATTATTGCGGTCATTTCGCATATTTTTTATAAAATCTAAATGCTTTAATATATTTTTATCAAAGTGGTTAATATGTGAATCAGAAAAAGGATTTACAGGAATATCATATTCCATAATAAATTTATTAAATAATCCTTGAAATCTTAAATCAATAAGCTCTTCGGGGTTCGTAAAATATTTAGTAATTTCGGATTCAGAATAAACAGAATCTGAAGAAATTACTAATCTTGCAATAATAATATCAATAATCAATTTTCTTTCGGATATACTAGATGTAATATTTAGATAGTTTTCAACATAAGAAATAAGAAATGCATCATTATAAAGATTAAATATAGGTTCTGAAATTGCTTCAATAGCCTCTTTTAAGTCACTAAAATATTTATCATCTGTAGGGGTATAACCATTAACTTTTAGGTCATTTTCTACGATAGATTTAAATTGAATAAGAGTGTTATGTAATTTAACAAATTTCTCGCTTCTATCTTTATTAATTATTATTCTGTTTTTTAAATATTTTTCGTAGTTTCTAATCAATTCACCATTATTTATAAATTTATTTGTAATATCATATTTAAGTAAAATTTCAGTTGATATTTGTCTTGGATGAATATTATGTTTGTTTAAAATTCGATGAATATCTTCCATGTTAACACAACTATTAATTTTATCTATTTCTAATTTCATTATATCATCAATACTTGGTGTAATATGTTTTACGGCTTCATTGTATTCACTATCTGATAATTGAGTTCTTGACTTAGTAGTATTAAAAAAAATAACGTAGTTAAAATCAGGATTATAAAGGTCCCAGGAGAATTCTTCGTAATTATTTATTATTTTAATTAATTTACTTGTTTTTTCACCAGATGAATCATGTAATGTTAAACCCTCATTGTGTAATTTAGGATATTTTTTATTATAACCTTCATTAACAACTATTTCTTTGCCATTTATAATTTCAGGTTTAAAGTAATTAATTGCTTTAATATAAAATCCAACAATATTTACATTTTCCCCTTCAATATATTTTACATGTTTAGGTGGTTTAGATATTGTTTTATTTAAATCAGTAGTTTTATCACTACCTGTATAAAATCTATCACCTATACTATTACACGACTTTACTTCTCCTTTAGTTTCATGCATAAATCTGTCATCGTAAGAATCTTTTATCACAATTATTTCACCATCAGCTAATCTTGTTGAAACAACAATTTTTTTTTCAATTTCTTCGTCTATTTCATCAGGATTTACTGTGCAACCACCATCTGTAAAACAACTTCTTATAACTTTAGTATTATGTTTCAATTCTGTTTTAAAATACGAAATATTATCGGAGTCATTAGGGATATTATTAGTATGACTTCTATTAATTGGTTCAAACGAAATATTTTTTTCCTCTTCATCATTATCTTTCATTAATATTTGTCCACCCTCATATAATTTTTCTAATATTTTAGTATAATCTTTAAATTCACTATTAGAATTTTTTTTATTTCTGTATTGCTTATTAATCTCATTTAGTATATCAAGTTCTTCTGTTTCGTCTACGAAAACAATATCGTTTTTTAATTCTAATTCATCTTGAACATCTGAATCAAGATATGTCTCGTTTTTAGTATAAAATTTTTTTTGGTCAAATACAACAGGAGATATATATGATGGCAAAAAATCTTTACTAATAATATTATGAAGAAGAGGTCTAAATTCAGTGGTATGATTAATGGTTTTTTTATTTGTAACATCATTAGATGCTCTAAATTTATTAATTAAATCTAATATTTCACCAGCCTCTCTATATATCAAATTAATATCCTTGTCTTTATTTTTTCTATTATAATAATTTTGAAGATGCGCTACAATATCTTCAATAAGAGTATTGCTTTTATAAGATAATTCCCATATTGTTGCTTCTTGAAAAATAGTTAATTCTTCTTCTTCTATATCATCTATTAAAATATCTGCTTCTAGTTCTTCCGCATCATCGTCTATTGACATTCTGGTTTCAGTTTCAGTTTTAGATTCTTCCGTAACAGTGGTATCTAATATGGGTTGAACTTTACTTTTTAATTCACGTTGACTCTCTAAATCTTGTTCAGAAGTTGCAGATTTTTCAGAAGGAGATATTATCTCAAGACTAGTTATGTTATTGAAGGTCTCCGGTTTATCAAGATTAAATCGTAGAATAAATTTTTCTTTACCTAATATTTCTAAGATTACTAGATTGTTTACATCTTTATATGTTCGGAATAAAACCTCTACATTATTCATAGCAGAATCATTATCTGATTTTAAAATTAGTTTACTCTTTTTAGGAACTAGTTTTGCAAAAAAATCTTTAAGTTCAACAAGAGTTTGATTTAAATTAATTTTTTGATTTCCACTCATATTTATAATAAATACATATATTAATTTGTATTTTACGAACTTATATTGATATGTGCTTAAAGAATTATTCTAACATATATTATATATGAATATACAACATCCATTACTTAAAAAGATTGATATTCTTTCTTTAGATAATATTGATATAGCAGTTACAAAAATTAAAGAATTAGGGTTAAGCTGTAAAATTCATAATGATAATATAATAGTGAAATACCCTAAAAATTTAAAATATAGTAAAACTGATTATATTTTAAAAAGTAGAGGAATTATAATAGATTTTACAAATAAAAAAATTATTAATCACTCAATAGAAGGGTGTTCAGAATATAATTATTTTAAAAAAAATTTTAATTGGGATGATATTGTTATAGAAGAGTGCCTTGATGGAACTTTAATCAATGTGTATTACAATAATAAATGGTGTGTATCAACAAAATTTTGTATTGATGCAGATGAATCGAAATTTAGAAACGCTAAAACTTTTAGACAGTTGTTTGATTCTGTTGCAAAAGATATTTATAGTTATCTTGATAAAAGCTACACATATAGTTTTCTATTACAACACATTGATTCTAGAAATGTTTCGCCTATTACAAGAAATAAAATATATCACCTTGAATCAACTAATAATGTAACAGGAGATAAGGTTCAGATTACATTACCGAGTGTGTTGACTCCCGATGTGCTTAAATTTGGAAAATATAAGGAATTAAATAAATTAAATGTAACTTCATTCGCTGAACTTGAAGAAAAGGTAAATAATTTATCATGGACTAAGCCAGGATTTATGTTATATACAAAAGATAGAAAATACAAATCTAAATTAGAAAATCTTAATTATAATAAAGTAAATATTCTTGTAAGAAATCAGACTAATATTAATTATATAGTAATTGATGCAATGTATACCAAGAATAATCTACCTGAATTAATTAAATATTATCCTGAATTTTCAAAAAATGCGATTGATATTAATCAAAGAATGTTAACTTACACTACTAAATTACATGAATTTTACATTAAATGTAAAGTTAAAAATGTCTATTGTGATCTTGAAAAAAAATATAGAAAAACTATATGTGATTTACATAGTCTATTTAAATTAGAAAGAGAACAAGGAAATAAAAAATATCGTATAACATTTAATATAGTATGCAATCTGATAAGAAGCTATGATACCTCTTTTATTTATTCTTTACTTTTCTAAATATATTTTAATAAATTTTATTAAAATATGATTTATGATTTATCAGTTTTTTTTTTAGTAATTGTTTTTTTAAATATCGAGGCCTTTTTATTTTCATAATCTAGTTTAATACCTTTATGTATAAATTTATTTTCTGATGTTTTATGTGGCTGAATTGTAAATTGAATATTAACTTGAGCACCATTTTCAGGAGTTGAATTTATAGCTGTCTCGGGTGATTTTAAAAATTCAATTATCTTCTCAAAATCATCAATTGATACAGAAACTTTCTCTGCTGATTCATCATATATAGTTTTTAGCATTCTATCAAATCTTGTTTTTATTTTTCTGTCTATCTCTATTAGTTCTGTCATACCAAAGATAAAATTATCTTTTGTTATACCTTTAATTATTGATTCTTCTTTATCTTCTTGTATTTCAGGAAAATCAGGAATTGCAGTTTGACTTGAAACAGATACTGAAGGACTCTGAGTAGTGCTTTGGACTAAACTTGATTCCTCAACTTGTGATTTTTGTTCACCAACTACATATGGAGGTGAATCTGATACAACATATGGAGGTGAATCTGATACAACATATGGAGGTGAATCTTCTGCCGTATAGACAGGCATATCTTCGGATACATCAGCTAAATTAGTTGACTCTACAGGTTCTCTTATTTTAAATAATTCTTTAATTCTAAAAATATTATCAAAAGGAATGACATCACTATCAATAACTCCAGATATTATTGTGTTTTTATTCAACCATTCTTCGTTATCCCTAATATCGAATGTTAATTCTTTATCTTTAATAAAGTCGGTTTTTTTTAGTTGAAGAATCATTTCTACACTACAATTAATAGCTTTTTGAAAAAGCAACACACATAGCAGCATATCGATGTCCTCCGGAGATTTATTTTCAAGATTTTCTTTAGGGTTGGTTACGATAGGAGTATTGAATCCATACAATTTTTTGATAAACTCTATTTTTTGATTTTTGGTAAATTTATTAGGAACTAACATAAATTCAATTTCTTCTACTGCAGGATGATGCATTTTATATGCAGCCATCTTTAAGACAGGATAATCTACATACGAGCCTTCATTACACCAAAGATTTCTAATAATATTAGATAATAAATTTCCAATAGTATGATTTTCATGAATAACTTTAATCATACATCCTTCATTAACATTTGTAGAATCTAACATATTTATTTCAATTTTATTGTTGTAAGAAAATGTAAAAGCATCTTCTTTAAAGTCAAAACTATTTTGTATATCTTTTAGTGAAATTACAAGCATCCCTATTCCATTATTAATAATCGAGTCAGGATTCATAAACCCAATACTTTCAACTGAAAACTTGTATATACTTGGGTTACCAAGTTCATCTGTTGCAATTACTCTATCTTTATCAAGTAAATTAAACGACGTTCTAAGTTGTTTTTCCTCTTCTTCAGTGAAAGAAGGAAGCCCTTTTTTGTTTCTCTCATTATTTAAATATTCTTTCTTTTTTTCAAAAACATTTTCTACTTTACTTTCATCAATAATCATTTCATAGGTAACAGTTCCTGTAGGGTCATTTCTTGTATTAAATCTACCCATACTTATTCTAGGAATACAATGAATATCTAGTTCTTCACCACCATCTTCATCTCCTAAATCTTGTTTTAGTTTATCAAGTAAAATATAATCATCCGTGAACACGTCTTTGCTAAAGAATTCTTCATTATCTATTGTTAGTCCATCACTATTTTCTATTAGAAAATCAGAAGATTTAACATTAATCAGTCCCAATTTATCTCTGAATTCTGACATATCTTTATTATTTTTTTTCTGTAGCTTAAATACTAATTTCGGGTCTTTATCAGAGAATTTAAAAGTTCTTGAACCATCTCCAAAATCATATGAAGATTGAATATTAAAATACTCTCTATTTTCAGAAACTATAGGAACATATGAAATTCTATGAGATAAGAATTCATTATGTAGACCAGATGTATTTTTAAATATTTTTATTGAACGGGAATGAATGTCATCATAATATGTATCATCAAAAGTAACTGTAGGAACTAATGAAGAAAAACTCCGTCTGAGTGAATTAGCAATATAAACAGGAGTATTATTAAGAATAAATTCTGTTTTGTAATGTTTGCCTTTGTGTGATATCTGACTTACGTTTGTTATAGTGCTCATATTATTATAATAAAAGATAATATAACTTTAAGTAATCAAATTTTTATTTGATTAGTATAATTTAGAATAAAAATATATTTACGACATATATATGTCTTCTAAACCAATTTTATTTTATTCAAAAAAAGACCAACGTTCAATTAATCTATGGGGAAAATTATCCAAAGAAAATACTCTTAATAACTTCGTTAAAATTTGTGTAGATAATAATAATAAAATTCCTTCAATTATAACCACAGTTCCATCAATTTTTATTAAGGGAAGACCTGTCATATCTGGTCAAGCTATTTCGATGTTTTTAAATAATTTACAACCCTCAGGTATTTCTCATGTTTCACAAGATAAACACGGAGTTCCATCTAATCATCCTTCCGTTCAACCTATGAATAATAATTCTCAATCAGATACACTTAATGATTTTAATCCTGTAGAAATGAGTAATAGATGGTCAGATTCCTATTCGTTTATACAAGATAATCCTGAACCTATGAGTTTTTCTTTTCAATTTTTAGGTAATGAAAATTCACAAGCACAAAATCAAGGTAATTCCAATCAACCCGGTCCTGTAAGACAAGAACCTCAAGCGAGACAAAGGTCAGGTGATTTTCAAAATAGACTTGAACAATTGCAGAAAGCAAGAACAGGTATTTAAAGTATTAATTACTAAGTTATATTGGTTTAAAAATTTATTTTTAAATAAAATTATATATAAATGTCAGATCCTGTAGTTAAAACTTTTAATACACAACTAATTAATTTAACTGAAGCACTTACAAATAGATTTAATGAAGATGCAGATTTAAAGCTTGCTCTAACAGGTATAAAAACTTTAAAGGCGAATAATTCCAACAAAAATATAGAAATGTTTACTTTATATGTTTACAAATATAGGGAAAAAATAATGGAAAAAAATGAAAAATTGCTTCTTGAAACAGATTTTGTTAGTGAAAATTTAAATAAGGATAAAGACAGTAGTGCATTTGACATAATGGCTAAATTAAAAACTAAATGGCAGAGTTTAAATAATGATGAAAAGGATAATATTTGGAAATATTTACAGGTATTAATTAAATTAACTGATAAACATATTCAAAAAACTTTAGGAAAATAAATAACTTATATATCTATTTAAAAAAAACAAGTTAAATAAATGTATAATGGAAAAATTTAATGACAACCTATCTCAGTTTACTGATATCATAAAAAAATTGTATCCTGAACAAAAGCAAGCTATCGAAGATTATTATAATTTTAATGATCCAGGAGATAAATACCTAAATAATTTTATAGAAAATTGTTCGGAAATGGGTGATAATATATCAAGTAAAAATGAGATAATTTTTTCAAAAGGAACTGTTTTACTTCCTAATATAGATTTTTACGCAATTTGGAATGATGAAAAACTTAATGATGAACAAAAAGAAAATATTTGGAAATATCTGCACACACTTTATATATTTGCATATGAGCATACAAAGAATATTGATTTCAAAACTTTACTAAAAGAACTAAAAAATGCAAATTTATGTGATGATGTAGATGAACAAACAAGAACCTTTATGAATATTATTGATGGTCTAACAAATAAATATAAAGATAAAGACATTGATGATTCCAGTCTAGATGAAGAAAATAAAGATAGTTCTAAAAATACACCTAATAGTTTTATAGCTCCTGATTTGTTTAATGGAGTAATAGGTAATCTTGCCAAAGAAATTGCTGATGAAATAGATCCTAACCAAGTTAATCTTGATGACCCTTCAAAATTACTTAAATCACTACTAAGTGGTAATTTTGATGAAGAAAATGACGATTCGGGTGTTGTTAATCTTGTTAAAAATATTACCGAAAAAATTCAAACAAAATTGAGTGATGGTAATTTAAATGAGACTCAACTTTTTGCCGAGGCTCAAAATGTAATGAAATCTTTTAATAAAAATGGGTCAAGTGACATGTCTAATCCACTTAATATGTTTAGTCAAATGATGCAATCTGGAATGATGGCAGGTCTTGATCCTGAAAATACACAACTTGTTAACGAAGCAGCTAATATTGTTAATAGTAACACTCCTGTTCCTAAAAATACTAAACAACAAATGCAATCTAAAATTGAACTTAAAAACACAAGAGATAGACTTAGAAAAAAACTGGAAGAGAAAAAGAAGAAGCTTGCTGAACAAGAAGAATTAAAGAAAAAAAATATGTCAGATAAAATTCAACAAGACAAAGAAGAATTTGATTTAGATGAACTAGCTAAGGAAATTGAAGGGTTATAATTATATTATATTAAATTATTAACTGTTAATATTATATAATGTCAGACAAAACTAAAACTAAAAAAGATGATCTACTAAAAAAGACAATCACGATTATTAGAGATAAATTCTGGCTTGATGATATTGATATATTAATGAAATCAGATAGAATGGATGAATTTTTTCCCAATAGTGATATGACTCTTGAAGAAAAATTAAATAGTCTAACTCGATTATCTATATATCTATCTACAGCACTAACAATATGCACAGGTAAATGTGGATATTTATATATTGCCATACTAACAATGTTATTTACATATTTAATGTATTCTAACATGACAGAACTAAAAACTGAAAATTATGAAAGTTCTAATTATGTTAGTCCAACTATAAATAATCCTTTCATGAATATTTTACAGGATGATTATATTAAAAAACCCAATAGAGAGTCTATTAATAAATTAAATCAATATAGAAATCCTATCTTATCTAAATATATTGAACAAAAGTATAATTATAATTTATACAAAGACGCTGATGATATATTTAATAGAAATATTACCCAAAGACAATTCTATACAATGCCAGTAACTACTATTCCCAATGAGCAAGGAAAATTGGGTAAGTGGCTTTATGAAACTCCTCCTACTTGTAAAGAGGGTAATGGCGATCAATGTGTGAAATATAATTGGGAATTTTTAAAAGATAGTAAAATAAGAAATGGAATATTTTAATTTAAATAATTTCGAATTAAGTTTTAAAAATCTTATATACATATATACTAAATGAGTAATTGTGTACATTATTGTAAAAAAAAAAAATTTGGTGTTCAAGGTCTAACTAGACTTAGAGAAGATGATTGTTACTTAAAGAGAAAGAAATCTGATATAGGATATCAAGGAACTTATAGAACAAGAAATCATCACGATTGCAAATGTGAAGCACCATACACTAAGGAACTTAGTTTACAACAACCATCTACGTTTTATAGAGATGGACATGGTTGGACATCAATGGATGGATGTAATGTTGATAGTGATTCAAAATTAAGAAATGCTCGTAATTTAACTAATTTAAGAGAAATTCATCAACTTATTGAAAGACCTCACTTAACTACTCCCTATCAAGGAAGAGGTGAAGGTAATCCAAGTGTTGAAAGTCATATAAGAGGTGGTGAAACTACTATGCAACATAAATCTTGTAACACATTATCGGGGATATATATTGATAGATATACTCCTCAATTACCATGCATAAGAAATAATGTTCAAAATCCAAATAATATAATACCTGAAAATTCAGATCCGTCATGGTTAAGAGGAGGACAACCATCAAGACAAATTATTCGTAACAAAGATTATTTAAATAAATGTGGTTATTCTTATAATGGTAAATATTGGGCAAGACAAATGTAAATTAGTATTTATCATTTTTATCTTATATTTAATATTAGTGTTTATTAATATTAAATAAGTATTAAAAAAATTCTCGTTGTATAATATAAATGAGTTCAAATAGACTTAGATATGACACCTGTGCATACAAAGTTGATATTAATCAAAGTTGTGGACCTCTCAGTTATCTTCTTAATCCGATGAAATATGAAAATTGTGGTAAATGTAGACATGAATTTGGACTAATAGGAGGACAAGATGTTTCTAACATTAAGGGTAATATGGTTGACCTTGAAAATGATCTTAGAGGACAAACCAGACTAGCTACCAAATGCCCAAGTAAAAAATATGCACCCGTTGAGGGAAATACACTTGTTATTCCCGCTAATGCCTGTAATAAAGAAAGAGTTGTTGATTTGACAAAAGTTCATTTACCTGCTTGCCAATATATTAAGAGACCGGTTGTAACACTTCCGTCACCACCTAATCTTGTAAACTGTCCCCCTCCCATTGTAGTTACAAGAAATCCTTGTGATTTACATAACAAAAATTAATTAATATTATATTATCGTATATAAATTTTTTAATCGATTTAAAAAAATTATATGTATATTATATAAATGAGCTTTTCTAGAAATATTTTTGATGAAGAAAGTTACAAACAAATTATTAATCAATCTGTAGGTCCTGGATTATATTCATACAATGTTCCTAAACATTCGTGTGACCCTTGCTACCCAGCTACCCCAAGTATAAGAATGCAAAAACAAGGTGTATCACATCTAAAGGGAGTTCCACTTGTTGATGTTGATTCTGAATTATCAGGAATTACTCGCAAATTATCAAGAAATATTAATGATTCTTATATGCCGAGTTGTCCTGATAATGTATGCAATTCAGGAGAAGTATGTGGACAAGGAGTTGTAGGAAATTGTGGTATTCATACAGATGAACAATTAAAACATTGGAAAGATTGCTTTACTCCAGCAGAAGACACTCGTTTAAGTAATCCATCTTGCAATCTCAGAAGCACTGGATGGAATAGATGGGAGCATCTAATTTGTGGTAATCCACAAGAACGTGTAGAAATTCCATTTAATTGGAATATAAGTAACAGAATTCTTTCAAAAGATAATCATCGTCCATGTATTCCTAATCCTATTGATCCTTCTCCTGCATTACCTATGGGTGGAGAAATTCCGTGTGAGCAAACTTCAAGAACATGCGCAGTAGCAACTCAACCTGCTTCAGTTCACTGGCAAAATGAAACAAATATTAAACAATCGTAATTGTTAAACCTAAGTATAATTATATTTTACTTATGTTTTGATATAAATAAAAAAAAGCCAATATAATATAAATATGGAATCATTATTAATAGGAAGTATAATTGGGACTGGTGCTGCCTTAAGTAAAAATGGTAAAAATAATCGTAAAGATAGGAATCCATCTAATATTTTTAAGGATCCTTCCCAAAACTCTATTTATAGTTCTAATTATTCAAAAAATACAACTCATATAGAAAGAGAATTAGCTACTAAAAATTTTAATAAATCAAAAGATAGTATTAATAGTAATGTAGTGCCCAGACAATTTAATAATAATATAATTAACACAAATAATACCTCGATTAAATATCTTCAAAAAAATTCTCATGAATCTTCTAATTCATATAGATCATCTTTATCAGGAAAAGTAATAAGTAAAGATTTATTTAAAAAGAAAAATGTTCCTTTTTTCGGTTCGCATATAAAGCAAACTAAAGTAAATGAAAATAATGATATACTTGGAAATCATACCGGAATAGAGCAGTTTACCAAGAGAAAGTCAGCTCCGATTCCAATGTTTGAACCAACTAAAGACAAACATTTCCAAGATGACACCGAAAAAAATGCAGAAATGAGCAATCGTCATGTAACGTCTAGATATAAAAAGATGGAATTACCATTTGAACAGGTTCAAGTAGGCCCTGGTATGGATGATGATTTAACTACTCCTAGCGGAGGATTTCATCAAGATGTTAGAGATTTTATAATACCCAAGGGAATTGATGATTTAAGACCGGCGTCTAATCCTCAAATTTCTTATAAAGGAAGAGTTATACCTGGTAAATCTGTAAGCGACAAGACAGCACCAACTCCTAATATTGCTAAAAATAGACCTGATACATTTTACATTAATAGCGAAGATAGATATTTTACTACTGTAGGTGGCGTAGAAAAACAAACTGCAAGATCTTGTCTTGTCGTAAAAGATACTAATAGAAAAGATTCTCAACATTATACAGGTTCTGCAGCTCCATCTAGTTTGAAGAAAGATACTGCAAGATCTCTATATAAAAGAACCAATAAAATACAAGTTCCTGATGCAGGTCCAAGAAATTTATTCAGAAATGACGTTAAGAATGATGATCACGGGAAAAGCAGTTTTAATCCCGGTTCAAATGAAAGAGATATTACTCAAAAAAGAACTCATACAAGTAATGTTACGACGGTAGTAAAATCTTTACTTGCTCCTTTATTAGATGTAATGAAGACGACTAAAAAAGAAAATGTTGAAGGAAATGCAAGGCAAACTGGTAACTTAGGTGCTTCAAAAGTAACTAAGAATGTTGTTTGGGATTCTAATGATATTGCCAAAACAACTATTAAGGAAACAAATATTCATGATAATAGAACAGGAAATGTTGATTTTAATGAAAAAGGTGTTGTATGGGACCCTAATGATATAGCAAGAACAACTATCAAAGAAACAAATATTCATGATAATAGAACAGGAAACGTTGATATAAATGAAAAAGGTGTTGTATGGGATGACACAGATGTAACTAAAACAACTATAAGAGAAACAACTACAGATAATGACCACACTGGCCATATGAATCCTAACGAAAAAGGAGTTGCATGGGACTCTAACGATATTGCTAAAACAACTATTAAGGAAACTAATATACACGATAATAGAACAGGTAATATTCAAACTACTTCTACAAAAGAGGGCACTGTTATAGACTATAAAACTATGAAATTTAAGACTACAATAAGAGAAACTATAGGAGAAGAAGATATTCATCTTAACATGAAAGTAATTGAAAAAAATGTAGTCAAAGATCCCAATGATAGAACTAAAACAACTATAAAAGAGACTAATATTCATGATAATAGAACAGGAAATCTTACTGGTCCTGTTAAACTTGCCGTTTATGATCCTAATGATGTGGCTAAGAAGACTATAAAAGAAACACGCATAGATAATTCTCATACAGGTCATGTTAGTGGTGTTTCACAAGGAGTAGGATACATCACCAATGAAAAAGAAGCTCCTAATACTAACAGACAATTTACATCTGATTTTGAATATTCAGGTATAGCTGATAGAGAAAGAAATGGTGGTTTAGGTTACATTAGTAATGAAAAAGAAGCTCCTAATACGAATAGACAATTTACATCTGATTTTGAATATGAAGGAACTGCTAATAGTCTTTATAAAAAATCTTCAAGTAAGACAAGATATCAAAATATGAGGACTAACGGTTGTAGAGAAGAATCGCTTAGGTCAAGAAATCCAGGGCCACAAGGAGCTAAAATTTCAAATGGTAAAGATAAGGTATCACTTCAAGTAAAAAAGATAGAAGGCGATAGAATTAATACAAGAGAACTAACAGGTAATAAGATTATAAATTCAATTCCAGAAATAAAACCTTGTTCCATTACTCAAGAAAAAAATCAATATAACTATAATATTTTAGACGAAAGAATTGAACCAGACCTTTTAAAAGCATTTAAAAATAATCCATATACACAATCTCTTTCGTCATATGCTTACAATTAATTTCGTTCATATTCTTTAAGCTTTTTCTCCATTTACATAAACATGAGTCGTTACAACATGAATGTTTTAGCGGATGCCAAAAAAGAATATACACAACAATTGGTTGGTGTACTTACTCCAGAAATATATATAGGTGTTAAATCTATATATGATGCTGCATTTAATCATTGTACTAAAGTGAAAGACAAAAACATTCTTAAAAAATTTCAAATATTACTATCAAGCGTTCCTCAGTGGAATCAAAGTAAAGTTAATGATGAATATTCAAGAATTGTTAAGAAAAGTGACTGTGATTTCATAGAAGATTTAATTACAGCTGTTTTTGTAAGTCATACAAAAGTATTGTCTTCTATACAAATTAAGAAAAATAATAAATCTATTCCAGTCAATGTTCCTGTAGGTTCATTTTTTATTCACAAATGTTATATACAATGTGCAAGAAATTTCTGGAGAAAAGCTTGGTTATTAGATAATACTATTTCTACAATTGATATTCAAAGAAATATGATTGATTCAGAGAAATTAATAGAAGAATCAATAAAAGAAACAATAAGAAAATTACTTCCAGTAAGATATATTCTAAAGGAATACATTGACCAAGACTATAAAGATGATGATATTAATGATGATATTGAAGCAAATTTAAGCAAATCAACTAAAGAAAATCTGAGAAAACTTGTTAGAACAGAATTACAAACGTTATCACGTTCTTCCATAGATGATAATTATTCTATGTTAGAAATACCTAATGATATGATTGATAATAGTCGTATTCCTATTAATTCTGAAACTAAAGTTAATAGTAATTTACAAGAAACTATAAATAATAAAGTTGATGATGATATAAAAAATGCCCAAATAATAGAAAATAACAAATCAACAAATACAGATTTTGAAACAGACTCTGATGCTAATACTAAAAATAGTTTGTCTAAGTTAAACATGGATTCGGAAGAAGAAAGCATAAATTTAGAGGATAATCAAGAAAAAGCTATTAAAGAAGTTACCGCTCAAATAGATAAATCTGATAGAGAAAATTTTAATAAACTAACAGAAGATACAGTAAATACACCTTCTGAATCTACACATAAAATTGAAAATGATAAACAAGTTTTAGAAGAATCTATAGATCAAAAAGATGAAGAAAAGGTTCCACTATCTAAAGGGGGAAAACCTATTTTAAATAATGTAGAAAATAATAATCAGAGTGATAATCTTGCTTCTCAATCATTTTCGGAAGTTAAATCTATAGAAAATGAACCTTCAAAGGATAGCTTTGCAATAAGTGAAAATAATCCTGTAGAAACCACTAATTTAGAAATTCAAGAAAAAAATGATGTTGAACCAAAAGAACTTAAGGTAATTAATATTGGTAAAGTTGTTAATTCTCAAAAAACTTTAGTTGACAATTTAGAAAAAATAATTGATGCAGAAGATGAAGAGAAAACTTATAGTATTAAAAAAAATATAGATAAGAGTGAAAAAGAGCTAGATACTATCGAAATAACTGATAACAATAAAACTTTAGAAAGTAATGTTGATAATGTAAAAGAAGAACTAAATAATGTTGTAAAAGAAGAACTAAATAATGTTGCAAAAGAAGAAGAACATAATGTTGCAAAAGAAGAAGCACATAATGTTACAAAAGGAGAAATAGAAGATCTTAAAAATAAAGTTGTTGTTGAAGATATAGAGGAAATAAGTAGTGCAGATAATGAGTCAAATTCAGATAAAAAACAAGTTTCTTATCAAGAACCACCAATTAATAAAGTTATGGATAAAATAAATGATTATACAAGTCTAGACTCTGCTGCACAAGAGCTTAAAGAACTTGTAAATAAAGAAGATATTGATAAGTTAGAAATTCTTTCTAATAATAATACTTTGCAAGAACTTAAAAAAGATATTAAAGAAGATATTAAAAATAATCAATCACAAACCGATAAAATTGATGATGAAGAAGCATTTAGCTTTTTTGATGACGCTGCCCAATTTATGTAATTAATAAAAATTAATTAAATTTAATTATTAGGTTTATTATATTTCTTATAGTATAAAACTATGAAAAATATATTACTTGCTGTAGTAATAGCAATATGTATTACAATGACAACATACCTTATTCATAACAAATGTTATAAAAAAGAAAATAATAAAGTAACTATGCTTAAATTATCATTATTATCAATAGTAATTAGTGTGATTAGTGCATTATTAGTTAGCAATTCCTCTGTCCCAGTAATAAGTAATCAGGATGTGCTAACAGGAGAACCAGGATTTTAATTAGTATTCCTTTTTAACATTAATTATACATCCCTTTTTTCTTTTTGAAGAATATAAATCGTAATCTTCGTCATGCTGATCATGATCAGGATCAAAAAATGTGTTGTGATGTTTCCAAAATGTAGGATGTCCTAACTGAAAATCATCGTGTGGAGCAGCTTTATACCAAAATACTTGATCTTCTAATTTATTACTTTTAGCATTATTGTGAATAACAAGACACTCATAATTTTCCGTGCACTGGTCCATAACAGTAGAAAATTGACTAAATTCAGGAAACATTCCTGCATATTGTTCATATAATTGTTTACGATTTCTTACAATATTTTCTCTAAGTAAAAAGACATAATCGATATTAGTTCTTAGATTAGGTGGTATACCAAGAGCATATTGCATAGTTATTATAAACATTGATTTATAATGTCTACCATTCATAAATAATGATCTCACATCTTTACTTCTTACCCAAGAGGAATCATATAAACAATCATCTAAAATTAAAAATCCTCTTGGATCAATATTACTTGTTCCAGTTGAGTCCATTTCATTTTTCCATTTTTTTGTAACCATTTGTTGTCTTTTAAGATAATTACTGATTTTGGATTCGTGGTATTCGCCATGAATAAATGACGCAGGCATTAATTTAGAGTAAAAACTATTGGCACCTTCAGTCCCGCTTATGACTGTTCCTACAGGCATATCTTGATGGTGGTACAGTAAATCTTTTACAAGGAATGACTTACCTGTTTCACGTTTACCTATAAATACTATTACTTTATCATCTTCAATCTTTGACATATCAAACCTCTGTAATTTAAGAGACATATTCTTATTAATTTAACCTTTGCAAATTGTATTTGTGTTTTTACGCATATTAGTTTAAAGTATATTAAAAAAATAAGATATAGGTTAATATGGACGATAATAATTTGCACAAAAAGATATATAGTTGTTTAGGATTAAGAAATGTATCAGAGAAAGAATATCAAAGAATTAATAATAATATAAATAAATTCTACAATATTTCTGACTTTAGTTATTTTTCTCCACACATCAAACTTTTTACAAATTTTATTAATACTTACAAATCTTTAAATAATAAATTCAAATTATTTGAGCTGACATGTAAGAAAAAAAGATTTGGAATAACAGGATACTGTTATAATGCAAAAATAAAAACCTCAAATAATAGAATATTTCATAAGAAGGTTTTTGTAAAAGAAATTCCTTTATTTGATCCGATAACAATGGAACTTTATTACAAATCGTGTAATACAAAGATGAATAATATATCTCCTGTAGGACAAGCAGTTTATAATAGTCTATATAATCTTAATAATCAAGCTAATATAGAACATTTTGTAACATATTTGACATCTAAGTTATATGAGGAAAACTATTCTCCCCATTTTTGTAGATTTTTTGGTAACTATTATACAAATCTTGATAAGCATACATTTGACGTATCTAATTCGGATACTATACTTGAGCAAATTGATGAATTATTAACGATAGATGCCGATATAAAATATTATGAATCTTCAGAAGGTATTTTTCTTGAGTATCCTAATACTCCATCCTATCTTCTTGTAACAGAGTATATGAGGTTTAGTATTGACTATCTTATAGAAAATAATATTTTAAGTTATAAAATAATCTTATCATGCGTATTTCAAATATTCTCCGCTATAGCAACTATGATTTCTGTATTCGGCTTAAAGCATAACGATTTACATTTTGGAAATATTATGGTTGCAAAAACAGAAGAAAAATATTTATACTATCAGTTCAATAATACTTACTTTAAAGTTCCTACGTATGGATATATATTTAAAATTATCGATTGGGGTCGTTCAACATATAATTTTAAAAAAATAATAGGTAGCAATAATGTATTTAATGGTCCAGGTGAATGCTTTGAACAATATATCTATCCAAGAATTAATCATTCTGGTTTAGAAAATATTGATATAGACAATAATATGTGGACTGATTTAATTATGTTTAGTCATTCAGTTTTATATGAATATAAAGAATATCTTATTAACACAGATTTACAAAAATTTCTAACAAAAATTATTACCGCTACCAATAAAGAACAACTAGAATTAAGACAATTTGATTGGGATCTTTATACTGAAATTACTTCTTGGGATTTTGATATCAAACCAAGAGAATTATTTAATAATAAAATTTTTAATGATTTTAGAATCGTGCAAAAAAATAGTAAAAAGAAAAAAACAAAAATTCCTAAAGATATTAATATATATCGATTTACTTGCTAAATTATTCTGTATCAAATTGTGATTCATCTATAAAATTTTGATTATTATCAACTTTTGAAATAACATCTGCATCCCCCATAGGATATTTACTCCAAGAATCTGATTTATTAAACATATCACTATATAAACTTTTCAAATTATTTTCTGTAATCTGTTCTTCGTAGAAATTTCTGGGTATATATCTATATTCTATTTTAGGTAAAGGACAATTCTTGTAATTTTCTGTATATCCTTTTACCATAAGTAATAATCCCAATATAAGTAGTATTAATATAATTGATTTCATTTAAATTATATTAATATTTTTTTATCTATTAACCTTCCTCTTTTTGTTTAAGCCACGGGTCTTCTTCTTCCATTTTATTTACTATTTGTTCGGTATCATTACCTTCATCCCCCGGGCTAACTTCGACTTCATCTATATTGTTACTTTTTTGTTTTTCATCCTTTTCTTTTTTTTGTTTTTCAGATTGTTCTTTTACATAATCAATATTTTCTCTAAAATGTTCTTCTTTTTTCTCTTGGTTCTTACGATATTCTTTTACAAGAGTATTTAACTCAGGTTCAGCATATTCTTGATTTTCAATAGAGTGAGGATTAGGATCCCATGGTAACCAATATCCTACCTGGCCTATATATACATTGAAATTTTTGTCTGTTTTTTGTAATTTTTTTGCTTTGACTTGTGCTTCTTGTAATGTATCATAAGAGCCTCTTACCTTTACTCCTCTAACTGTTGTTTTGAAATCATTTTTTTCGTAAAATTCACTTTCTAATTTTTCATTATTTACATATAAAAAATCTTTCCATCTTTCTTGTAGAGTATCAAAATCTTGAGTAAATTCAGGAACTACATATTGAGGAAAATCTGTTTCTGATAAATGTTCTTTTGCAACCGCTTCTATTTTTTTATATCTATCTTGAAGATTTGATAGAAATTTTTGCATTTTAAAAACATTTTTATTATTAAGAATATTTTCAGGGGAAACAAAAGAAATACAACAATAATTCTGTCCTCTTACTTGAGGATCTACTTCAAGAAAGTCTTCTTCATTCATATCAGACATATTATATTTATTATTTAATAATAATAACTTTAAATGGTTATTTTTTTCTTCTTATAATATATATAAATATGGACGCATTAAGAAATGAACTTGATGAACTTCAAACTGCTTTCGATCTCCAAGAAATCGTAAAACGCGCAGTCAAATACCTTGTAGAGGGTGGTGCTGTAGCTGTTGCTGCTTACTACATACCCCAAAAGAAAATGAATGTAGAAGAAATTGTAATGATTGCTATCACTGCTGCCGCTACATTTGCTCTCTTGGACATGTATGCCCCTAGTATTGGCTCAGCAGCCAGACAAGGTACTGGTTTTGGTATTGGTGCTAATATGTCAGGATTTCCTCACATGGGTTAATTAGCTATTATGTAATTAAATTATATAATAATTAAAATTTAAAGATTATTGATTATTAATATTTAATGTCTTATACTTTGATTACAGGAGGTGCAGGATATATAGGTTCTCACATATGTAAGGAATTATATAATAAAGATACAAACATAATTGTAATTGATAATTTATCAAAATCAAAAATTACAATATGGAATACTTTAAGGAAAATTTGTCCCAAATTGGAGCTATATGAAATCGACCTTATTAATAAAGAATGTATTCAAGATATTTTTAGGAAATATAAAATCAGAAATGTAATCCACCTTGCAGGATTTAAATCAATAAATGAATCTTTACAAAACCCTCTTTTGTATTATAAAAATAATTTATTAAGCACCATTAATCTACTTGAAGTAATGGAACAATATAATTGTAAAAATCTGATATTTTCCTCTTCTGCGACTGTGTATGGAAATCAAGTTGAAGTTCCTATTAAAGAAACTGCCACAACTTACAATAAGCAAACAAATCCCTATGGAAAATCAAAATTAATTATTGAAATGATGCTTAAAGATTTTTCAAATAATAATTGGAATATCATAATTTTGCGATATTTTAATCCTGTGGCATCAGATAGTTCAGGACTTATAGGTGAAGATCCTAAAGATGAACCTTCTAATTTATTTCCACATATTATCAATGTATATCTTAAAAAAAAGACTAAATTAAAGATATTTGGAAATAATTATAAGACAAAAGATGGAACTTGTATAAGAGATTTTATACACGTGAGTGACCTGGCAGTAGCACATATAAAATCAATCGAGTATTTAGATAATTTACAAGACAATAATTGCTATGAAATATTTAATATAGGCACTGGAAAATGGTATACTATATTGGAAATAGTAAAAAGATTTAATGAATTAACAGATAATGCTATAGAATATGAATTTGTAAGTAGACGTGAAGGAGATGTTCCTTTTTGTTTTGCAGATTGTAGTAAGGCTTCTAAATTATTAGATTGGAAATCAAAAAAAACATTAGATGATATTATAAAAGATAGTATTAATAGGGCTGATATAGTGAAAAAATCAGATTAATAAATATATGATGTTCTATAAAAACTATTATTAGATTTACAAATACTTGTATTTGATAGTCTTTTAAATATAGTTATTAGTTCTTTAATAGTATAGGACCTAAGTTCTGCTGCAGATATATGAATATTTTTTATATAACATATCGATGTGATTTTTTTTTGATAATTGTCTCTCTTAGAAAACATATTTTTTTTGTACTTAATTTTGATAAATTTTTTTATCAAATTTAAACTGTCGGTATATACTGCCATTTCAAATCTTTACATATTTGTTTCCAAACTTCGTCGTGTTCTTGCAACTTTTCTCTAGATTTAAGTAGTCTACAGTAAGGAAGATATTCATCCTTATCAAGTAGCTGAAAAAACTTATAAAAAATATATGGATAAGAAAAAAAATTAGACCTATCTGATGGACAATATTTCATCCATGGTCCTTGAATTTCTTTAAACATATTTCGTACCTTTTCCTCCAGGTCCCCAGTAATGACTGGAGCAGGCTTTCCGGTAATCCTATTTGTAATATAATGACAATGTTCATAGTATTTTGTTAGATCTAATTTTTTTAAAATATCTCTAACTTTTTCAACAGTAAGAGTTTTAAGATTAATATAGGTTTCTTTTTTTAATTCATTCATTATTTTATCAAAGATTTCTTCACTTATATCCGTTGATTCCTTAGCTTGAAATTGCGATAACCATTCATTAGCATGGTTGATTTTTTTATAGGCAAAATATGTTAGTTCTCTGGGAGGCTCTTTATAGGATGGTGTATCATAATCAACTAGAATTTTTTCTTCACATCCACATTTAGGACAAATCATACAACCATGGGAAGAATCAAGTATTCTAGGCACATTACATTGTAAACAATTATCTAACTCATCATTAGGAATATTATTAATATTTTTTATGTATGAATTATCTGTAAGTTGTAAATATTGATCCATAATTGCATTTTTACTTGAATAATTTGAAATATCATTTTTATTTATATTTTTTTTGGGTTTTATCTTTTTACCAGGTCCAAAAAAATCTAAAACGGTCCTTTTTTTAG